AGCACGGCGTTTCAGTTATTCAGGGGCATACCCATCGATTCGGCACGCACTTGCGTACGTTGCTTGATGGGACTGTTCTTGGTGGCTGGGAAAATGGTTGTTTGTGCGACCTGAACCCAAGTTACGTCATGAAGCCTAACTGGCAGCATGGCTTCTCCATCGTATGGAAGAAGAAGCGTGACGGACGTTTTATGGTCGAGCAAATGCCGATCATTAACTACAAGTTCTTTTACGGCGGCTACGAATGGCGCGCCTAGCAGTTTTTCGGGGGTTTCTGCTTGATATAAAAACTCCCGACCTTTTTCCTATGGACGACACAAAGTTTTTTGGATTTATTATCGCAAAACATATTCTTGAGCCCTTAGACGACACGGCTGATGAGTTTTTTAATTGGCTAGGGGACAAATTGATTACAGAACCAATTGAAAAACTACAAAATGCCACAAGAAAACATACTGATTGAGCAATTCATGCTCC